AAAACGTACCATGCTCGATCATCCTTTGGCATACCGCGCTCATTCCATATATTTCCAATGTATCCAAAAGAAAGTGTCGGATATTGCTTTTTCAGTTGATCGATTTCAGCATTAAACTTGTTTTCTGGAGAAACTTCTGAGGTTCGGGATCGAGGACCGGGAGCAAATTGATCTGTTTCGGCATCGTATGGCTCGGGTTGTTCATTTTCTTTAACCTTTTTCTTCCTAAATGCGTTTGGAGTGCTATATCCTTGAACTGCTCCTGTAACGGACATTCCCATTCCAGTACCGCCACCAGCAGCACCATCTTCTTGCAATGGAGGTTCTTCTTTTTCGTCCCCCGTCATAGCTTTTCCACAATCAGTACATTCATATGAACCATCATCTTTTAGGGAAAAATGACGATGATGACAAGCTGGAAATGATTGAAAGGTTGGGGTTTCTTGCATGACATCGGCAGAAGAATCATCTTCACCGGGATGTGGCGATTCGGTACCGTGTTGATGTTCTTTCCCACCAAACTGGGCTTCGAGAGCCTGATACATGTCGGCTTCCATGCTTTCTGGCTCTGGACCTCTGGAAATAGGACCGGGGCTGAATTGAGAGGTACTGAGAACGGAATACAGGTTTGACCATTGACCGCCATGATAATGATTGGCAAACCAGTACATGGCAACTTCGGCAGAATCCGCAAACCCCTCTTCTCCATAACGTCCGAATTGCTGTTGCAAGAAATGCATCATCTCTTCCTTCGTCGGGTCTTGATTTTTTCCTTCGGCTAAAACCTCTTGAAGAGATTCCTTGATTAAGGCTTTCAATTCGATGCTATTCATAGCTTAGTTAAGTTCGGAAAGGATATCGCGAACGATTTTGTCTACCGATTCCCACTTATTGGTTACAGGATTCTTTACTTTATTGACGCTTTCCATCATTGGATGGGCTTGATCCATAAACATGAATGCCCCTGCGGTGGATGGATTGGAGACGAAGTCAAACGCAATCAATTCAAGATCTTCGCCGACCATGGATGTGGTTTCGTTCATTTTGTTCAACGAGCCAAGGGCTCTGGATGAAATCCCAACATTGACACCACCCTTGAACAGTTCTTTGAGAATGTTTCCGCTTGGGGTGGAAAGAACTTCACAAGTGCCTACCAAGTCGTCGCCTTCCCAATGCATTTCAACAACTTTATGACAGGCATTGCGAAGATTGACAACCGAAGACTCTGGATGATCTAGTTCTCCCAAGGCACGATTTTCACGAACGAAAGTGTCGGTGTATTTTTGTGCTTCCCGTAGAAGAATATCCTTTGGATAGATTCTGCCGTTCTGATTTTTGATGCCAGCACGTTGCAAAATACCCTTTACTCGAAACGGGGCGTTGGGCTTTTCCAAAGACTCCCGAAGCATATTCGGATCGGCTCTGAAAGACTGTACTTCTACAAGTAGTTTTCTATCGCTCATATATCTTAATAGTTGGTGACCTTTCTAATGATGATCACATACTTTCCTCCACGTACGTCGAACTTGTCCAACGTATAAAGTGTTTCAATGTCGCTACTGGAACTTTGAGATGCTTGCGACAATTCTTGTTTGATTTGATCCGCTGACAATCCCGGCAACTCATCAAGCGGGATGGTGACACCGTAACTAATTACGGTTTTGCGGCCTTTGGTTCGAGAGACGCCATCTTGTGGAATGAACTGTTTAAGGTTCACTCCACTATTCATGAGAAGCTTCGGTAACCATTTCTGCAAATCAATTAAAATTGATTCAGCGGAATATTTTCGAACCAATTCACTTCCTCCCGAACTTGAAAAATCATCTGTCGTATCCGTTTCTTTAACCTGTTGGGGTGGTTGTTCTGGCTCTGCGGGTGGGGTCGCCGCAGGTGGTTGAGCGGGTGGTTGGGGAGCTTGCGGGGTGGCAGGTGGTTGCGGTGGTTGTTCCGCTTTTGGAGCCTCAGCGGCTCCAATGATTTGAACCTTAAATCCCGGTTTCAAGAAATACTCTTTGCCATTATTACCCTTGACCACGACGACATAGTTATCGTAATAGTCATCCAGCGAAACGCTGACAACATCGATTTCATAGTCTTTTTCAAATTGTTTATAGCCTCTGGAGGCACGAGCCCGAATCTTCTTACTTTTCAGTTTTGTCGCAATAGCTTGCTCGAAACGATTCTTCACGTCTTCAGTAGTCGTGTCCATCGTTTGCGTGAACGACGAAAAGTCCTTACCCAAATCATAAAATTGGGTTGACTCTTGTTGTTCAAGTATGCGCTTAAGGTTCATTATTACAAACTTAGGTTGGAGTAATTGGTTGTCCCTTTTTATCGACAACGGTAAATCCTTGTTGGCGGTATTGTTGCATCATCAACTTAGCGGTATCAATGGCATCTTTTTGGTCGTCGGTATAATATGTTGAATCTTCGCTATATTTACCATTGATATAAACTTTAACGAGCCATTCATTAGTTTCGGGTTTACGAGCAATAGTTAAACGAACCTTTTTCGTTGGCGTATTCACCATTGATCTTCCATTTTCAAAATCCGCAATGTCACCCGCTGACATTTCTCCATCTTCCGCCATCATGCCCATAGCCTGTGGAGTTGCAATACGAAAAGAGTTTCCGCCTACGTTTTCAAAGAGTTGTTTTTTATTGCTCATAGACTTTATCCTGTTTTCGTTTCATATCCTTCTTACCGATTGAAGTCAACTCATACCCCAATGCGGCAGATCCAGCTACACCACGACGACTTCCGCCTGCTCCAGAGACCCATCCACCTTTCACATTACCGGGAAGGTTAATAGGAGCTACATCCCCGGTAGTGGTCGTTTCTTTCAAAGTCTCAACCAAACCCCCTAATGGTTTCCCACTCTTAGAATAAAGTTCAACGTTACCATGATCGTTTACTTGCCAAATATTTGGAAAGTATTGGTTGGCTTTCATCCATGATCCGATCAATCGGAACATGTCTCGGCCACTACCTTTGGGGGCAATCTGTTCCATGGCCCTTCCATGAGCGACATAAACAACAGAATCATCCGGATTGATTTGGATGTATTCGCCTTGCTTGTCATCTTCCCAAGTACTTTGTAGTTCATCGGGGCTCATTTGGCCTTCGGCCATTTGAGCGGGAGGAGTGTCGATAAAACCTTCGTTTAGAATAGTACGGAGAGTAGCTTTGATGACTTCTTTGAGTTCCCTACGAGTAATCTTTGGTTTCGCAGTTTGAGCGGCGACGGCTTCTTTGATTAGTTGTCTAAGATCATTCGGTTTCATTTTACCCCCAATTGTTTTCGGCATTCTTTAAGCAACTCGTAAGAGAGCAAAAGAACCATGATTTGATTATCCTTGACAATCTTATCCGGATTCACCTTATCCAATTGGTGTACAACCTCATTGACTTTGATGCGGGCAACATTGTCTTGAATCTTCTTGACCACTTCGGTCAACTGAGTTTTTACTTCAGCTACTTTTCCTCTGACAAAGTTTCCAAGAGAGTTTGTATTCGCTATGTTGTAAATATATTCACGTAAAACCGCCTTCTGATCGTCATCCAGCACTGTTGAATACTTCGTGTTGAGTTTTTCGAGCAAAAGTTCGTAAGCAAGAAGACGGGTTTCCGAGGATTGTTGTCTATAGCAGTCGATGAGTTGTTCGTCTTCGGTTTCTTTTATTACAGACTTCGGCTTGTCAACAATGTGCTCTACTATGCAGGTTTTGGCTACAAACACTTCGTTGACATTGAACCTAACGTTGTCGGAAACACCGTCTTCAAAAACTTTGTAAATGGAGGCCAGCATTCGATAGTTTCGTATCGGGGCCTTGAATAAATCATCCAGAGGATAGAGATCCTTGATTTCCTTGATAAGATCGTATTTTTCTTGGTTAAGACGTTTACGGCTCAGCTTTCGTCGAGCATCGAGAATTACAGAAACAAACCGCTCGGCTTTGTTTTCATCCAAAAGTTTGTGTGAAAGAAGGGCGCTATAAAGCCCCCATTCTTTGCCAAGTTCCGTGTTTTCTCTAAAATACTTGAACAATAGCTCTTTTGTACTAGACTCGTTTTTCCCCGCTAAAATATCAGCAGTTACTTGTCGAGTCAAAAGTTCAAAGAGAATACCCGTATTCTTGAACTTGGAATGACGCATTCGTTTCTGATTCTGCATAGTAGTTCTCAACTCTCAACTTAATTATAAATATACTCTTTCTCATCGAAAAGTGTATAATTGTTTGCAGTCTTACTCATCCCTGATGTTACTCTCATCGAGAAGGGTTTTTCTTTTTATACCGGACGAACGTGACTCGGCTAAAAGTTCTTTCTCCTCTTGTTTGAGAGGTTTGGTCAGAAATGTCTTGAGACTGCTTATTACGTTTTTATCAACCTGTGGTCGGATACCCACTCCTTCATTCATCCCCAAGGGTGAACGACGAGGATTTGGTCGGGTTTCTCTGTCCGACCCCGGTTGTGATTGTCTTCCCAATCGACCCCGAGGATCTTCCCCAAATGAGTAATTTCTTGCGTCCTTTCGGCCTGTTTGGTCTCGGTCAGATTGATCTTGTTCAACCTTTTCCTGCAAACCACCGGGTCCGCCGGGTCCGCCGGGTCCGCCGGGTCCACCGCCACTGGGGCCACTGGGGCCACTGGGGTCACCCTCTGGTCCACCCTCCAAATCCCCGAGGTCCGGTCCATCCTCTGGTCCACCTTCCGGCCCCCCTTCGCCTCCTCCGATATCACTTGGATTAATTTGTTGGGCTGGTTTTGCTGGGTCGTTACCTTCCTCTTCAATCGAGACAAGGCGAAACTTTTGTTTGGTATCATCAATAACTTGATCGGTGACAATAACCTTATCTTCGTCGGACATGTTGAAAATGTTTTTGTAAATCCAATCCTTCGAGAAGAGTTTGGCTTCCATCATATCCGTTGCCACCGCAACCTTATCCGACCAGATTTCAACTTTCTCACGCTCAAAGATTGTGCTTGGGTTAGTGAGTTCAAGTTCAAAATCAACTAGAGATTCATCTCTATACCCTTGGGCATATAAGTGAACAATGGCGATCTTGCTGAGTTCAGAAACAAGAATTCTTTGAATGCGTTGAATGGTGCGAGCGAAACGAACGTCTTCTGACGCCAACGTTGCTTTACCTGAGATGCCTTCTTCGTAGCCCAAAAACGCTTTTGGAATCTTAAGAGCAGCCATCATCTTGTGCTTGATATAATCCAAATCTTCAATACCAGTCCATTCCATTCCGGACAACGTATCAATATCGGTTCCACTGTCACCACCACGGACGGGTAAATAAAAATCTTCTACCATGCTCATGAGATTGAAACGAAGATTGTAATCACCGGTACGTTCATCCATGTAGGGCACCTTCTTGACTTTGGAGATAAGCTTTTCCATGTAGGCATCTACTTCATTTGGAGGAATAGCTCCAACGTCAATCTTGAAGATACGACGCTCGGGGGCACGCATGATACGATGGATCAACATTGCGTCTTCCATCAAAGAGAGTTGCTTCCAGACACGACGAGCACCTTCAATCATGGCTTTACCATAAGGAAGGAAGTTACTGTCAGACAACAAACGGAAATGAGCCATTTCGTAGTTTTCCACGATTTCCGCCTGTGATGTGTCGGTAGGACGGACTTGGAATTTGACGTATCGTTTGTTGTAAGGATCGGCGTTTTCAATGCGCTCAACGTTATAGGCCGAAATAGGCTCTACCATGTAGATGCCGTATTCCGGAGTAATGTAAAGGCGAAGGAAGAAATCTCCGTACTTGCACATATTGCGAGTCCATGACCAGAGGTTGCCTTCAATGTTGAGAATGTCGTAGAACAGGTTGTGAAGAATTTTCTTGATATTGCTGTTCTTGGAATGGACCACAAGCATTTGTTTTAACTCATTCAACGTCAAACACTCTTCGGCATAAATATCCAAAGCGGAGTTGATGATGGGGTCCATGTCCATCGTATCATAGTCACGAAACAAATCCATGCGAGCGGCTTGATACGAAAGAGAGAAATCTCGGCTGTATGCGTTATAAGAAGTCGCTCGAACTCGATTAAATCGGTCTCGCAAAGAATTGCGATCCGTCGCATACATGATATTGTCGGTGTCCTTGATCTTAATCTGCTTACCGCCGACGTTACGGACGATGACATCGGTAGAAAAAAGACGCTTCAACCTCGCATAGAGGGATTGCTTTTTAATATCTACAACATCATCTTCGAATTGCTGAATTGGTCGCTCTGGCATAATTTTATTTTTTGGTAATGTGTGGGTGTTTTTCTAAAAATCAAATGCCCATAGTATTGTAACTATAAATATATTGGATTTCCGTCAATATCATTAAATAAGCCATTTCAGGTCTTCGTTGTTTCCCATGTGATATGGTCCTCGAATTGGCATCTTCCATGTATCTTGGGCTCGAATGGTCTGAGACTTGTACACGGGGGCATCGGAACTCTGTTTAATCACGATTTGATTCAGAGTAGCCTTCGTAAGATCCAATCGCTCCTGCTGCAATCTCAGAGCCGTATCCCGCACCCAGATACCGATGGCTAATGCCATCACCAAGTCGTCGTTGTATCCCTTTGCGGCCTGTGGCTTGTGATTTTCCCAAATGAAAACCTCCAGTTCGGAGTAAAGTCGCTTGGAATAGATGGTAATGGACTTATCCACGAAATATTGACAAAGATTCGAGATGATTACAGGACGGGTTCGGAGGGTCGTTGCAAATCCCGGCACGAGTTTCTTTTCCTCGGCATTGTATTTGTTCGTCATCTGCTGTTCAACATCGACGTATCGAAGGTCTGCCGAACCATAAAAGGTATTTGGATACCCACGATCAATAACCTGTTGTAAGGTCGCCCAACCCGGTCCTTCACGTTCTATAATAAGCAGAGCGTTGTTGTACTCGGTAGCAACAGCGACAAGCATGTTACCGAAATCCTTGGTTGAAACGTGTCCCCGGTATTCCGCACACTGTTCCATGGTCTTGGCGTTGAGGACGTGGAATGCCGAATAGTCTTCGCCATCGCCACGAGCAACGTCAGCCGCCACGATATAACTGTAGTCAGGAGTGTACATGGGATACTGCCACACCCAGTAATCTTGATTGACACCCCGTTTGTCCGTGCTGTCCTTCATGTAGGTGTTTTTGAACCACGCAATAAGTTGAAGGTCGATCACCGTCGCACCGGAACTCAGGAAATCGCAATCCAATTCCTGTGCAGTTTTTTTGAGATTTTCACTAACTCGATCTTGTTCATCCCGCCAGTTTTTATTACGCTCCGGATGATAATGCCATGGGAGTTTGATGGGGTAAAACTTATTCGATCCCTCTTCGGCCTGAATCCACATTTTGTGGAAAAAATTACCAACACCGTTTGGAGTTGAAAGGAGAATGGCTTTACCACCCGTAGACAGAGTTGGTTGTGCTGCGGCCCAGATTTCCTCAGCCTTTTCGATGAATGCAGCTTCGTCCAAAATCAACAAGGACAAGGCTTGAGAACGTCCAGCACTTGTCGAAGACGAGGTAGCAACAATATTGGAACCATTGGCTAATTTGAGGGAAAGACGATTGTCTTCTTTGCATTCGACCTTTAACCATGAAGGCAAAGCATCATTTGCAAAACGAACTTTTGAAACGATTTCCTTGGAGACTTCCTGCTTGATGGAAATAATGAGAACGTTCTTATCCTTGTGGAATATCATCAACCAAAGCGAATACGCAGCAACCAATGTCGAAATACCCATCTGACGGGATTTCAATACAATATTGAAATCATGATTCGCAAATTCCTCTAAGGTTTTAGCTTGAAACGGATAAAGGTCAAAGGCAATGGTTCCACGGATTGGGTGTTGAATTTTGACGTACTTCCGCATGAAATACACGGGGTCCGTCAGACATTTTTTGTACTCTTCTCTAATGATATCTTGAAGAGATTTCTTTGGTTGATCACTCATGGTTACTTTTTCGGAGTCAAGCGTTTCTTAGCCTTAGACAACTCCGATTCATATGTTTTTTTGGCCGTCGCTTTATCTTTCGTAACCGTGGTAATTGTCTTTTTGATTTCTTCCAAATCGTTCTTTGCTGACTTCAAGAGATCATCCGTGTTCATTCCCTTAAACTTTTCAATGAAGCCTTCTCCGTTACAAAGAACCTTGAGAGTATCGCCCTCGCTTGTTAAATACTTTATACTGTCTTCAATCTTTTGTCGCATATCATCGAGAAATCCGAGATAGTTCGAGAGCATTTTGTACTTCTCGTAAAATCCAAACACTCCCAAAATTCGAAGTTCGGTTTCTTCCTTGATAATACACTCGAAACATTTTCCAGTTTTGAGAAAGAACTTTTCATCCAGCCGACTTCCATATCGAATATCCTGACCACATTTACATTTTTGTTTGATCAACTCCCGAATCATGTCCGCTTGCCGGTTGACGGTTTCTTTCCCGCTTTTGGTCTGTTTCCACCTTTGTCCCTTGCTATCAACCCATTCGTCGCCCTCTTTATGTTTCTCTACCTTTGGCGTGTACCCAACCGATATGAATGGCCTTTCTCCCGCCAAATAGCCTTTTACAATTTCAACATTACTTTTTTTTACTTTCATAGGAATACGTATTTAAGTATAAATATAGAAAATATTATAAAAAGTCCTAAAAACTTAGGGATACGTGGTTTTGGTTCCAATGGCATCGATAAAAATTTTTCGGCCTGTGTTTTGAGCAAAGTTGTATTGAACGGCTATAGCCTTCCCCATAACCTCTACACCGCTTTGATAATCATGAAGGGCTATGTAGTCACTTGAACTGATGTAAAGTCTCGCCACGTTCGTGTAGCAGAGTTTACCATCTGTTGTGGCGTCTCCTGTTGGGATATGCCAACCCACCAATCGGGTCGTGGAATCACATTGCGTTAAATCGGGAAAATAGGGGTCGCCCGATATCGTTGTCGTTCCTCCACCTACGGTAATAACCCCACCATCAGTGACGGTGTTATTATAAATACTTTCCCCGGAACCATCGAAAGTTTGAACCGTTCGTAGGTTTGAGTAAACAACATTGGAGTTACGATCAAACAGTTCGGCTTTAATATCGAAAGCTTCGTTGGCCGCTCGAATATCAAAAGGAATGGAAATCACTAAAGAATCAGGTGAGAACCCATAATCTCCATATGCTTTCAAAGAGATATCCGAAAGGGTGGGATTGCAATGATACGGCACAATAACCAGAGTTCCAAAATAATCATTGGCAGGAGTAAAGAATAACTGTTGTTTTCCTTGAAAATATTTAATAGAAACGTTATCTTTAGTGGTAAGTTCGCCCAGCAACATACCGAACTTTGAATCATAAGTTTTTTCGGTTCGAATTGTATCGATAGAACTCGTAAAATAAAATGATACTTTAGCTTCAATATCATTGTTCAATTTTTCCAAAGAAAGATTGGTAGACAATACATATTGAGTGTTTTTCTTGAGACTAATGAAGTTTGAGTTATAGGATGAGCCGGAAAGACGATTGTATTCAGCGGCAACATATGGATAATAGACGTTATCGTTAGTTGTTCCAATGGAGTCTGTTTTGAGTAAAACATGATCTACTCCAGTCATCAATGATGGATTATCGCCTCTCCAAATTCTCATTGAATTAATTGGCGTAGCCACCGCCTGCAAATCTATCTGGTCGGTACTTGGCCACCAATATTTGTCAATATGGGCGTTATGATAGAACACTCCCATACGATCATAGAATTTGTTGAAGGTAATGGTATCCGTTAACAATTCAGGAGACGGTAGAAGTTCATCCGAAATCAATTGAAAGTCGCCGGGAGCAAAAGAACTTTTTCGATAAATTTTGTGTCGAGCAACATAACCCGAATACGTCTTTAGGTTTCGATAAACAATTTCGGCGTAAGATGCTTTAACATCGAGGACACTCCCATTTACAGTAATTTGTTTGAATGAGTCTGGATTTGTATTGTAAAGAATGAGCCGGTAGTCTACAAAACATCGGCCTTCTACAATATTTGAAACAATCTGGTTGCGACCCCGATTAAACATGTTGTTATTCGGAGAATAAAAATATGGTTCACTTAACTGTACCGTTCGACTATCCAAAACCTTTTTAATGGTAAAAGACGCCGTGAGTTTTGTATTTTCAGTGCGAGTGGACTGGGGGACTTGAACCTTGGAAATGTGAAGCGTGATTGGCAACCCTTCCATTTGGCTATTGAATACTTTATTGGGGTAAGTGGATGATGTGAAATCCGCTGCTTGAATTGATCGCCATAGTGAACTCGTAATGATGAGCCTATAATCAACGTCAATTTGTTTCAGGTTGAGATTGCCTTTTGGCGTATCCTTCATTGGATTCGCGGCATAAGTAAAAAAGCTGGCTGAGAAAGATACTGGAACGTTAAGTTCCGTGAGTGCTGCCGCAGGAGGGGGGCCGATAGTCACAACTGGAGCCGAAGTATATCCGTTTCCCCCATTGGTAACAATAATGGAAGTGACTACCCCATTGGTAATATAGGCCGATGCGTTAGCACCCGAACCAACCCCCGAAATAGTTACTATGGGATTGGAGGTGTAACCCACCCCGCCATTATCAATAACAATACCATTTGGAAGGGCAATGCGGCTAAGGGTCGTCGCATAGGCGGCCCCGTTTGTTCCACCACCCCCTGAGATTGTAATTGTGGGGGCGGTGACATACCCCGAACCGGGGTTAGTTACTGTAATGGAAACAATTTGTCCCGCAGAAACCGTGGCAGTTGCCGTGGCTCCAGTGCCGGGGCCACCAATGGTCACGGTTGGGGCTGAGGTATAGTCCTGCCCCTGATTGGTGACAACGATACTCTGAAGACGATGTTCAAGACTGGCTACATGTGCCGTAGCATTGACGGCTGCTGGCGGGGGTGGATAAACAACCTTCGCCAATGTTGTATCAACCACTGGATATAATAACGAACGAGCTTCGATGGATGGCTTCTCATAAAAACGAACCTTGGAAATATTGTCCAACGTCTTGTCGATAGTGATGTTTCCAATCCATCGAACAAACTCTCCGTTAACAGATGTCCCCCCAAGAACAACTTTGGCGGCTCCATTATAGGTTTCGTTGTAAACATGGATAGAAATGACGAACTTGGCAGCATCGGTAAATTTAGCATCCTCGGATTTGGCCTGTTCGAGATAGAGGGATTTACCATTGGAGTCAATACACTCCACCATGATTTCCGAACCGTCTTTGAGAAGTGGGGATCCGTTGAAGGAAATCGAATTTTTACCTGCGGTAAAAACGGAATTGAACTCTACTACAGCAAAATATTTGGAGAGATGTTCTCTATCCTCAATATCAACCTTGCGGGCAAGCAAGCCTAAATCGACGCCTTGCTTCCCAAATGATGAAAGTAATGCCATGCCTATAAATAGGCAATGGCAATCCTTTTACTCGAAGGCGACTTTAGAAAAATTCCCAATTTGAGCAACTTCTATCTGTTTATCCACCATATCCTTGAGAGAGTCAAGGTGGGAGATAACCATAATAAACTCAAAATGAGATTTCAGATAGGTGAACAGGGTATGCATCGACGCCAGATTGTTGGCATCCAGCGTTCCAAACCCTTCATCCAAAATCAAGAAACTGGTTCGTGGAAGGTTGGAGACATTGCTCAAAGCAACTCGAATGGCTACAGAAGCAATGAAACGTTCAAATCCACTGGTCATTTCAATCGGCCAACGCCCCTTGGTCTCATAGACCACGTAGGGAATGATATTCTTATCATCCGCTTCAATTTCCACCGTAAAGTCAGCGGTCTGAATGAGGATGGAATTTATTTCCCTTTGAATCTCAGGTACCGTATGACAGATAACTTGATAGGGGATTCCGTTGCGTCCGACAGCCTTGCAGTAATAATCGTACAGTTCCCGCTCTTCTTCGGTTTCGATCAAGTCCTTGATGGTCTCCGTTGTCAATTGAATTTGCTTCTTCAAGACTTCCCGCTTCCCCGTCAACTCCAAAAGCTGCTTGTTTTTGTTATTGAGGTTCACTTCTAATTTATTCAAAGCATTCTTGAACGTCAAAATGGTCATATTGACTTTCTGATTATGCTCCACGGAAATTTGATTTTTATGGTATAGCCCAATTTTTCGATCAAGTTCTTTGAGGGTCTGTGATAGTTTTTCAATATCCTTTTCCGCCAATAGAACCTTAGTGTTAAGGGATGTATACGCATCCTTCGCCAAGCTATGATCGTTGAGCAGTTTGGTATAGTTCTGATAGGCCACATCCACCCACGCCCATTCCTTCAACTGGTCTTCAAGGGTTTGAATTCCGGCAACCAATGCATCCATTTCCGTCTGATCTTTGGTGAGTTCCGTCTCGGTCTGACGAGCATCTTTGACGAAAATATTTTCAACACAGAACTTGCAGTTGGGGTCATACTTATGAATTTTCAACTTATCCAACTTTCCCTGTTTGTTTTTGATGTCAACTTTCTTCAACTCATGTTTTCGTCGTTCCACTTCCAATTTAGCTCGGAAGTCGTTGTACGTGGCGTGAGCTTTAACCAAATCCTCGGCAATTATTTCTGAAATTTCCTCAGTAAGTTTTTGCATTACTGCGAATCGGGTGACGGCCAAACCTTGATCAAGGTTCAGTTGTTTCTCCAGTTTCTCAAACGAAACTTGAGTTGTCGTGCGTCTCTGTTCCAAAGAAGGCAAGTCCGTTGGAACATCGCTGTCCAGTTTGATGAGTTTCCCAGTCTCAGTTACAATACTGTCATTGACTTCCTTAATCTGATGGGAGAGGTCATTCATGGTCTCCTGTGTATCCCGAATGGTTGATTCGGTGATAGACAAATTACCCTCGGCCTCATCGAGTTCCCTCATGTAGTTTTTCTCTTTATGCGGCTTGAGTTTGGCGGCGAGATCCTTGCCTTTCTCATACGCATTCTCATAAAGCCGATCAAATACATTTAGTCCCATAAACTGAACGAGAATGTCTTTTCGCTCGGTATTTCCCAAATCAATGAAATTGATGTTGTTCTTGGTTGCGTTCTGAACGGAATAGGTTGTCAAAATAAAGTCTTCAAATGACCCCACGTAATCACGGATAACATCATTGGTTTTACGACGCATGACATCGGTCAAATCTTTCTTCTCACCATTGACCAATTGCCAAAAATTGACTTGAACTCTTACGTTACCACTCCGAGTTCCTTCACCGATTTTCTCAATGAAATAATGGATGCCACCAATCGAGAACTCGAACTTGCAGCGGAAACTATCTTTGCTTGCGTTCCGTGCTACAATGGCCTTAAACCCCCGTTCCCATTTGTCAAACAAACAGAAACACATGGCAGAAAAGAGACTTGACTTCCCACAAGTGTTGGGGCCAAATACACCATAAACACCGCCCATTTGAGTGAAGTCAATAAAATTCCCCTCGCCGTAAGCAAACATATTGTCCCACTCAAACCGAATGGGTGTCCATTTGAGGTTGCGAGCAAATTCATCCTTCTTGATTTCGGCGTTGAGGCGTCGGTTAATCAATAAGATTTTATCCAGCTTAACGGTATCATCGAGATTTAACTTTGTTTTTAGATATTCTCGAATGAGTTCCGTTTGATAATCCACATCTGTTACTTCCGCCAACTTTACGTCTTTACAGACCATTGCCTCTTTGGCTTTTTTATCCGTCTCTGATTCAATACGAATACGAGAAGGGTCCAGAATTTCAGTGAGCGTGGAAATCAATGCCTCTGCCGCTTTCACTTCAGAAGCAATGGCATCCAGACAGCGTACTCTGAGATAGGTCTTTTTTGGAAGGGCACTCAGGTCGGTCAAGATTTGAG